ACCGTGCGGGAGGAATCAGCCAGGCTCTTGGACGCTGCGGCTCCAGCCGCTACAGCCTCCGCGGCTTTCGCCCCGATTGCGGCTGCCTCTGCCCGCTTGGCTGCCAGCTCGTCTTCGGCCCCACCGAACAGGCCGCCGATGAGCTTGGCACCGAGCGGAGCCACGAAGGTGCCGATGCCCGCGCCGATAGCGATGCCTGCAGGCCCACCGAACGATCCGAGCAGCCCGCCGATCAAAGCGCCGCCGGACTTGATACCTGCGCCCTTCATGTCTCCCGAGAGTGCCGATGACACGATGTCCACAAGCCCGATGGCGGCGGCGATGCCGGGGATGGCCCGCCCGATACCGGTTGCGAAGAACTTGGCGAACAGGCCGCCCGCGGCCGCGCCGGCACCGGAGAGTCCGCCGCCTGCGAGAGCTGAGGTTGTCATCACCGTTGCCATGCCGGTTTTGGCGCTGGCGATAGTCGGCGAACCGGGCCATGAAGCTCGTGCCCGCGGTGAGTCCCATGCTGCCGCCGAGCATCGAGCCCATCGTCGCGCCGGTCTTAAGCAGCGCACCCTTGCCACCGATGAGCCTTATGAGCGCCCCGCCGATCAGCAGCTTGCCGAGTATGTCGGACTCGGCGAACCCCTTGACCATTCCCTTGAGCAGAGCGACACCGAGAACCGCGCCCGATTTCAGGACCGCGGGAGCGACCTTGGCGACGATGTCGGGGATCTTGCCCGCCGCAACCGTGACCTGCTTGGTGAGTACGTTGCCGATCTTCTGGAGCTTTTCGGTGCCGCTTAGGCTGTCATCGCTGAGCGCGGCCAGGACTTCCTTGGCGGCGGGGACCAGCTTTTGCCCGAACTCGATAGCCATGACGGACGCTTGTGCCTTGAGCTTCTGCCACTGGTAGGAGATGGACTTCGACTGCTGGCTGAGAGCCTTTGCCGTCGCGCCGCTGGCGTCCTTCATGCCGAGCAGGTCCGCGTTGGCTCCCGCCGCGTTCTTGCCGGTCAGGGCCAGTACGCCGCCGAGTGCCCGGACGTTCGGGAAGAGTTGCGCGATGGCGGACTTGTTGCCGCCGACCGAGCCGGACAGCTTCTCCAGCGTCTTCTGAAGGCCAAGCTGGTTGACCATCGTTTCGCCGGACTCGAAGCCGAGGGACTTGATCTGGTTCGCCAGGTCTTCGCCGGGCTTCAGCATGGTGGAGAAGATCGCCTTGAGTCGCGTCATCGTCTCCGATGAGGAGATGCCGGCCTTGGTCATGGTGGCGGTGGAAGCGCCGACCTGATCCAGCCCGACGTTCAGCGACGCGGCGAACGGCAGCACGTCGCCGACACCGGAGGCCAAGTCCTCGAAGCTGATAACGCCCCGGTCCACCGTGCGAAATAGCTGGTCTGAAACCTTCGCTGCGCTCTTGGCGGGAAGCTGGTAGGAGTTCAGCACCGCAGCGACTGCCTTGGTTGAGACTTCGGTGGTGGTCAGGCCCGCCGTGGCGGCCCGGGCCGATGACTCCAGAATGGTCAGCGACTCAGCCGAGTCGAAGCCGGAGCTGACGAGGTCGTACAGCCCTTCGGCGAGAGTCTGCGGAGCCTGGGCGGTCGGGCCTGCCAGCTTGAGGACTTCCTTGGAGAGCTTGCCGAACTGCTTTTCGTTCAGCTGAGCAATCGAGTTGACGTTCCGCATGGACTTGTCGAACTCGATGGTCTGCGTTGCGACCGCCCTGATCGCGGCCTGGGCGGTGTATGCAGCACCAAACGCCCCAAAAGCGCGGGCGGCAGCGCCACCCACGCCCTTGAGGCGTCCGGTAAGTGTTCCTGCTTGCTGTTCGACCCCACGGAAGGCGCGGCTTGCGCCCCTGCTGTCTCCCGTGATGACAATTTCCAAGGCACGTCTCGCCATGTGTTCTCCTTACCTCTGCGCCGCTTTCGCGGCCTTTGCCTTGGCTTTTTGGTCAGCCTCGATCTTGCCCCACGTTTCAGGGGTCAAGAGGTCGGCTTCCCACGGTCGAATCCCGTACTCAGCTAGGACTGGCTCCCAGAGTCCTTGCTGGCTTTGGTAGGGGGGGTTTTCTCGTCCTCCTCGACCAACGTGTCGTAAGCGTCCACCGCGTTCTCGTAGGTGAACTCAGGCTCCCTGCGCCGACGGGCGATGTAGGCCAGCCAGACCATACCCTTGCGGGACTGAAACAGCCAGCCGGTAGAGATCGCTTCCTCGAGCGGCTGGTTGAAGAACTCCTCCGTCTCGATCTGCTCGCGGTTAGTCATGTCTGCGAGGTCAAGCTGGTAGGTCTTGCGGGAGTCATCGTCGAACTTGAACTTGATGACGAGTGAGTCGTCTTTGGTGCTCATAGGTGTCTCGTTTCTTCGTCAGTTCTCATCAGTCGTGCCAGCCCCCCGCCCTGACGAGACGACGGGGGGCGGCACGTTTGTTGGGGCTAGAAGCCCGAAGTGCTGGAGATCGAGTCGAACAACCGGCCCATGTGGTCCTCCACGTCTGCCGACTTGTCCTTGACCGCGCTGTAGATCATCTGGCGGCCTTCGATCTTGATCGGAACCCCCTTCGGTCTGATCGTCCCGCCCCATTCTTGGACCGCCGCGTACGGCAGGTTCGAGTAGACGGATGCCCTGGTCTGAGTGACCGAAGACTTGATCGACTTTGAGAGCTTGCCCGACTTGCGCGGTGCCCTTTGGCGGGCGACCGACGCGACCTCTTCGGACATCTCCTTGATGTAATCGCGGAGCTGCCTGTCGAGGTTGACGTCAAGGCTGCGCAGCCCACGGCGAAACGCCGAGAAGCCCCGGATGGATACCGAAGCACTCGTGTTCGCCGTGGACCTACGCGCCATGCTTAGAGCGCCGTGTCAGTGCTCTTGGTGGTTATAACCACCGGGGCGACGGAGCCGTTCCACTTCGCCTCGAACTCGGCGTCAGAGGTGATGACATCCGGGCCGGAGACGACCGGGCTGGAGCTGACCTGCTTGGCCGACGCAACGTCAACCGTGAGCTGGTAGTTGTGGCCGGCTTCGATCTGGGCACCGACCGCGTCCAGCTTGAGAGCTACGGGAGCGCCGGTACGGAACCGAGTGTGGTCGGCCAGCGATGCGAACTCCAGAGTCGTGGCAACGGTGATGTTGCTGAACTCGTTGAGCAGCGGCTGCTCCTTGACCCCGGCGTTGCCGAGCATGTAGCGATCCGTCGCCATGCCCAGAGGGATGGTGATGGTCGCGCTCTTGACGTTGCCCGCAGCCGAACCACCGATGCTGAACGTGCAGTCCTGAAAGGTGAACGGACGCGCAGCGGTCACGTAGGTCGGGGTGGCGAGCACCTGATCGGTCAGCTCGTCACGCCCGTCCACGGTGAAGCTCACCGACGCAGCAGATCCGGCCTCGACCGTGATGACCGCTTCGGTGATCTTGCAGCCGACGTAGTCGAACGGGCGAACGGTGCCGCCGACGTCCGGCCTTGCGACCTGAACCGACAGACCCTTGCCGACCGGCGAGGTGAGGCCGATGTTGTGGACCTGCTGGCGGCTGAGAGTCGCGCCGCCCGGGGTGGTCACCGAGACGGTGTTGCCGTGAAGCATGTTGAGCAGCTTGCCCATGCCTCGGTCGTAGAGCTCCAGGTCGAAGGAACCCTCGACCGTCCGGGTGGAGCTGCGGTGCAGACCTTCCGGCTGAACCATGACCCCTGACTGGAGCGGGTTGGTCGAGACGAACTCCTGCGTGAGGCTCAGGGACTCGGTGTTGAAAGGGATGAACGTGGTGGGAACGACGCGGGTGCCGTACGTGGACTCTACGCCTATGCCGAGGAAGCTCGACAGCCCTGTTCTGTGCTGGGTCATTACTTCGTCTCCTTCTTGGCGGGACCAACCTCGACCCAGCCCTGGTTGATGAGTTGCTTACCGATCTCGGTAGGGACTTCGACCGGCTTGTCACGTTCCGCGATGACACCGCAGGCGGTGATGGTCAGGGCGTCCGCGCCCTCGGTGTACTTGACCTTCATGAGGCCTCCTTATGTCAGGCGCGGATGCGCCGGTTAGATGCGAGCGGTGCCTGAGAACGTGAGGGTGATCCGCGTTCCTTGACGCTGCTCTGTCTGGATGAACTCCTGCTTGGACTTCGCAGGCGTGGTGAAAAGCGTTACCCCGTCAAGTGAAAGGTCTGACCGCAGCGCGGCTACGGTGTCATTGTGGATCTCCCACGCCCGGACCTCCGCGGCCCGCATATCCCTGCCGCTGGGAGTCAGCGCCTGAATCACCAGCGTGATCTCGAACCGTTCGTCAAGCGGCGGCGGGACCGGGCCGAAGACAACCGGCTCTGACTCGCTCGACCCCTGCCAGATGGCGACGAACTCGGTGTCGCGCTCGTTGACACCCCATACCACCGGCACGGTGAGCGCGGTGTCCAGCAGCGCGTAGACCGCGTCTTTGATGTCGAGGATGGCGCTCAATAGACGCCCGAGGCAAAAGTGTAGTCATGGACGATCTGGTTGACCTCGGGTATCGGGAACTTCGCGCCCCGGATGCCGGGTGTCACCAGAGTCCACGTGGCCAGTTCGTTTGACTTCGACGTTGCTCTTAGGTCAAGGTCGGTGGGGTCTTCGGTGAGGTGGAGCCGTGCCAGCAGCTTGACCGCCCGCTTGATCGGCAGCGGCGTCTCTTCGTAGCCGTGGGTGTAGGTGACGGTGTGAGTACCGGTCGCCAGCGGGATCTCTCCCGGCCCGTATGGGCCTTCGTTTACCGGGTCGCCGTCAACGGTGAGGACCGAGATGACCTTCGGGTTGGAAAGCAGTGCGGTTGTACCAACGGCGGTCACTGTTTCGGTGGCTTCGCGGGGTGAGAAAGCGACACCGCAAGCGTCCTCTATCCGGGCGGAAGCCAGGTCGCGGGCTTCGCGGATCTCGTCTTCGGTCGGGGTCAGGCCGACGGCGGTGACAAACTCGGTCAGCTCTTCGACGGTGACAAGCTCGCCGCCCGTCTCGGCCTGGTAGCGGATCGGGTCAGAGTCGAAGGTCGAGCCACTCGCGTCCTCCCACCGGATGATGTACCACCCGTCCTCGATGGTGGCGAGTGCGGTGGTGAAGCTGCGGACCAGCGGGTTGACCGGGTCCGGGTCGGCCGGTGAGAGCGTGATGGTGTCGATGGTGGTGTACGCACCACCGACCAGCGCGGCCTCGCGGATGTTGGCCTTCGTGAAGGGCAGATTGTCGTAGCGGCGGGGCGGCGCGTAGCCTTCGAATGTGCGTGTCAGTGGCATCAGCTGATCCTTCCGGTGCGGCCCGTCGAGACGGTCCCGTTGTTCTCTTGCCCGCCGTGGCCTTCGGTGCCGCCGTTGGCGATGACAGAAGGCGCGGTAACGGCTGCGGCCTTGCCCTGGTCGGCGCGTCCGATGCGTTCCTGCGTGGCCCGGCCGGAGCGCGGCTGGGTGATCAGGACGGGGCCGGTGTAGTTGATGCTGCCCACTAGGCCACCGCTGCGAGTATGACTATCTCCCGGTAGGCGTCATTCGGCGCAGTCTGGAGTTTGCCGGTGCCGAAATCCACCGTGAACTCCACTTTGTAGGTGCCGGGTGCGGAGGTGTCACCGCTCGCCCATGTGTAGGAGACGATGCCGTTAGATGCGTCGGTGATGGTGCAGACGAGGCCGGTCTTACTAACGGTCGGGGAGGCCATCTTCATGGTGACTCCCACCGCTGTGGTGAGGTCGAGGGGTCCGCCGCCGTCTTCGAGGGTGGTTACGAGGGGCGGCCAAGTGTCGCCGCTTTTGAGGGTCAGATCAGGCATAGAAGATTCCCGCCTCGCTTTCAGTGGTCACGGTGGTTGCGTCGGTTTCGTGTGAAGTGGTCGCTGCGTCGATGTCGAGCGGGTCAACGGCTGCCCGTGAGACGGTCGGGGTGAGACTGGCCTTGCCGCGCTGCGGCGTGGTGGTGGCCTTCGCTGCCAGGGGCGAAACGCTTGCGCCGGACTGTCTGCGGGTCATGGTCGCTCCGGAGGGGTTCTGAGCCACCGTTGCGCCCGCCTGCCGCCGCGTAACGGTCGCTCGGCCTGTCCGTGGCGTAACCGATGCGGTGGCCTCCTGCCCTGTGAGGAGGGCGTAGGACGGGCTGCCTTCCACCGTCGCCGTTGCGGGGTTGTCGGTGAAAGCTGCGTCTGCGTCGGTGACCGTTACCGGGGAGTAGGTCCGGTTGCGGGTGGGCATCGACGGTATGAACGTCGGGTGCGGGTACTTGCGGGGGTAGGTTGCCACTATGGGAGTGGCTGCTTACACATAATGTAATTGTTAGCGGTAGGAAGGCGAGTTATGGTGTAAACGACCCATTGATCTAGCGCGATTGTCGGGTTTGTCACGCCATTGATTACCACCGAGGTGCCGGTTGCCAAATTGACGGTTCCCGCGCCGATTCTGACTAGGAGCATAATGTCCCCGGCGTTGATTGACGAAAGGCTGTTTGGCAGCGTAAATGTCCGCGCCAGGGTTGCGTGATTCATAGTGGACAGATAGCCGACGGCACTATTGGCAGTAATCGTTTTATCTGTTGTGTATCCAGCAATTTTGGTTTTGTTGACACTTGTCCAGAAGGGTAATCCGCCCTCGGCAACCAATGCGGACATGACGTTGCTGGGTGTGCTGATTGAGTCAAAATTGCCTGACGTTCGAGTCACCATCAGCGACCGCTCGACGCTCGGCGACGTGCCCCACACAAGCCCGGTATGGCTGTGAGTATGCGACGTGCTTGCCTTGCCGGACAGCCCCGGAACGGTCGGGCTGGCTGCGGTGCCGCCCAAGTCGCCCGTGAGCTGAACCTTGCCCTTCGTGCTGGCGTCGGCGTCGGGAACGGTGGCGTCGGAGCCTGCCGGTCCAACAAGCGAAGTGCCAGAGGGCCACGAGCCGCCTGCCTTTGGCCCGTAGATGAAGTTGGTGGTGGTGCGTATGTAGAAGTCGCCGTTGACGCCTTCGGTGGTCGGCGCTGCGGTGCCGTAGAGGATCGTCTTGCCGTCAGCGCCGTCGGCTCCTGCTGCTCCGGTTGCTCCCGTGGCCCCAGTCGCTCCGGGGTCGCCCTGCGGGCCTTGCGGCCCGGTGGCCCCCGTGGCTCCATCGGCACCCTCGGCACCCGCTGGCCCGGTGGCTCCGGTCGGACCCTGCGGCCCCTCTGGACCCTCGGGGCCGGTCGCGCCGGTTGCGCCCGTGTCACCTTGCGGTCCCTGCGGACCCGTTGCCCCGGTCGGTCCTGCTGGGCCTTCTGGCCCCTCCGGTCCCGGCAGGGTTTCGGAGTACGCCGACAGCCGCGTCTCGAGGTCTTCGAGTGCGGCGGCGGTGATCGGGGTACTGGTGTCGGGCCAGTCCCGCCAGTCTTTCGGGGTGAAGGGCAACCGCTACTTCTTGCGGGTGTTGGCTCGCTTGGCCGGGGTCGAACCTACGGGCTCGGCGAGTCCGGCCTCGATGAGTTGCTTGGCCTCAGCCTTGTCCACGTCGGCCTCTTCGCCGGGGTTGAAGTTGCGGACGGGGTTTCCGAAGCCGGTAAGGAATCGAATCTTCATGGTGCCTCCTTGTCAGAAACAGCGGGGCGGGGGCGACCCATACGAGTCGCCCCCATGCCCCTCTGAATCAGGTCTTGATGACCAGTGCCTTCGCAGCGGCGGCGTCGTAAACAGCGCCGTCGGTACGGAGGTCGCAGCGGACACCGATCTGTCCGTTGAGTGCGAACAGTTCGTTCAGCACCTTCACGCGCAGACCTTCCACGTCGCGGATGATGTACGCCTTCTCCAGGTCGCCGAATACGGCAACGCGGTTAGTGGCGGCAACAGCCGGGATGTTCGGGTCGGTGTAGACCGGACGACCGAGCAGCGTGTCCGGCTCGCCGGCCTGAAGGCCCGGCTGCCAGAGGTACTGACCGTTGACTGCCTCGGTGAACTTGCGAATCACCTTGACGGTCGAGTCGTTCATCAGCCACGATGCGTTGGCCCGGTACGGGGCGGTCAGCGTGTGGTAGTGGTCGATCAGCTCGTCCACGGTGAACCCGGTGTTGACGGCGGTGGT